TGCTAATTATAACACAGCACAGATGATTTGTCAAGTCCCACAAGAAGCGAATATAAGGACTTCGTGACACTTGACGTGCCTTCTGTTTGAACCTGTGCAAATTTTGCACAGGTTGATTTAGGGACCACTTGACAATCACTTCGTGCCTGTGGAAAACTATTTTTCCACAGGTTGTTCGTGGTTATGATAGTACAGTACAATGACTTCGTTATAAGTTTTCCACAGGTTATAAGTTCGTCCTAGTGTTTGCAATACTTTATAAGATTTACCCTGTGGAAAACTCTTATAAATCTGTGGAAAACTATTGAATATCTGTGGAAAACGTTCGTGCTTACCCCCAGTACTGTTTGATTATGATACCCTGGGTAGTGTTGACATTCGTGCCGAACAGTGGTATCATATTCGTGTCGGACAGTTTCTATCAGTTACTATCAGGCAGCAGTTCTTTACACAACCTCCGAAACACTTCGTGTCTCATACCCTGGGTATAGTTCGTCATTACAATCAAACAGTTATGTATAATATCAAATACTACTTGTTCGTATATCTTATACCCTGGGTATAGTTCGTCATTATAATCAAACAGTTCTAAATGACAGTTATTATTATTTGCGATTGTTTATTATTATAAACCGATGCCCCGATATAAAAAAGACAAACTACCCTAACCTACAACGGACCAAAAACGAGTGAGTGATTACGAGTCCATTTGAAATCGTTTAGGGGTTTACCTGTTATATAAAAAAATTTCCGAGGAAAAAAATATGTCAAAGGGGTCATTATATGAGGGATGGTGGGGCACCACAATTACTTTAAGGGATGAGTGTTTTTATATATGGGTATGTTTGAGGGAGACTGTAAGCATCCTAAAAATCCATTACGCATATATACTTTTTGAAGACAAAAAACAAGAAAAAAATGAAATTAGAGTTTGATGAGTTTGAAAAAGACCTACTAATTGAAACCGTTCAGCATAGATTGGACACGGATAAGATATTAGTAATTAATGACAGAATGAGAGAGGATCTGACAGAGTTACTCCGAAAGATAGAAGAAGATGAATACGTATAACATTAATGTAAAAGGTACGAAAGTATTATGTCATATTTCTCAGAATGATTTACATGAGAATCTGAAACTTATCAGAGGGATTGTATGGACTTCTGGGGGAAATGACAAGGACATTGAAGTTACACTAAATAAAACAAATCCACCTTGCAAGATTTGATTTGCGGTGGTAGAATGTAAACGTTACTATTTTAATTTTTATGGCAAAAGGATTTACAGTTAAAGCAGCGGCACCAAAGACCACATCTTCAGAGGATGGTTTTAATTTGCAGGCGGCCAAGGAAATGATTCGAGGCAAATCAGTTGTATTCTGCCTTCCAGGTCGAGGAGTATCGTATACTTATTTGAAGAATTTTGTTCAGTTATGTTTTGATCTTGTACAATCTGGTGCAAGCATTCAAATATCACAGGATTATTCTTCCATGGTGAACTTTGCTCGTTGCAAGTGTCTTGGTGCAAATGTTCTCAGAGGTCCAAAGCAGGTGCCCTGGGATGGCAAGCTTCAGTATGATTATCAATTATGGATTGATAGTGATATTGTGTTTGATACAGAAAAGTTCTATCGCCTTGTATCAATGGATAAGGACATTGCAGCAGGTTGGTATTGTACTGAAGATGGACATACTACCTCAGTCGCCCATTGGTTGGAAGAAGAAGATTTTAGAGGAAATGGGGGAGTAATGAATCATGAAACCTTAGATACAATGAGCAAGCGTCGCAAGCCATTTACAGTAGATTATACAGGATTTGGTTGGGTACTAATTAAGAAGGGAGTATTCGAAAATCTTGAATATCCTTGGTTTGCTCCGAAGATGCAAGTATTTGAATCTGGTGAGGTACAGGATATGTGTGGCGAAGATGTCTCATTCTGTCTAGATGCAAAAGAAGCAGGATTTGAGATTTGGTGTGATCCTCAGATTCGTGTAGGACATGAAAAGACTAGAATCATCTGAGTATCATCTCTCAGACCGTTCTTGACACTTTCAGAGGTTTGACTTATAATGCCTTTATGAGATTTAAACAAGTCTTATAGGGGCATTTTTATACCTCAGAGACGTTATAAGTATTGTTTCTTATGATGTCTTTATAAAACTCGCGCAAAAATCCCGTCAAAAACCGTTTTTTGAACCAAAAAGGAGAAGAATTGAAATGGCACTGAATAAGAAAGATCAAAAGATTGATAGTACACCTAAGAATACACTTCAAGGACAAGGAAAGAATACAAAGTATTCGAAAACAAGTCGGAATTCCGCTCGAAAAAAGTATCGAGGCCAAGGACGCTGATTTATGCTTCAACTTAATCCTCCAATTCCATTATTGACACCAAAAGGCAAAGGTTGGGCTTTCTTTTTGATTGATCGTTCTCAAGAACATGATCTCGAATGGGTTGTTTTTTTAGATGATGGAGGAATATGTTGGACTTTTAAAAATTCAGACGTAAGAATACAAAAAAACCACACTTTACATCGAGATACAATTTTAGATTTTAAAGATACTAAATAAATTTTTATTTTCATAAATATTGGAAAAGTTTTCTATGGGTAATCACCTCTTATTAGAGGTATATGATGTCAAATATAATATTTTAAATAATGAAATGCCTCTTTTGGAAACAATCAAAAGAGGCATTTCTCGTGCGAAGATGAATATTTTAAATATCTTTACTCATAAATTTGAACCACAAGGTCTTACGATTGTAATTGCATTAGCAGAAAGTCATTTTTCGGCACATACATGGCCAGAAAAAGGATGTATTGCGATAGATATTTACACTTGTGGAGAAGGAAATCCAAAAATTGTTGCTTTAGAATTACTTAAATACTTGAATTCTTATAATTATACCTTTCGTAATTTGAATCGTTAAATATAATTGGAGATAGAAACCTCCTCAATAAAAGTTCTGTTTTATTTTTCAAAACAGGAGTCAACAATGTCGAATTTAAAAGTAGATAGAGACAAAAATTACATGTATGATATGTGGGGCACTACCAACTTGATTACTGACTATAAACCAGAACCAGAAATAAGAGTAATTCAAGAGTTTATGAACGATCAAGCACCAAAACATGATTTGAAAAAACAAACTAATCTTCACGAAATAATTCGTAATGATAATGATTACGATGATTGGGAATATGGAACTGAACCAAATTATGGAAAAACTTGGTAAAAAGTATTATAGATATATAAAAGAGCAAAAATTTGAATGGCAGTAACAATTTCTCGTAGTTTTAAAGACATAAGTTTGTCTTTTACGAGGCATCCAGTTACAAATGACCTTTTAGTCCTCAAAAATGAGGATGCAATTAAAAGGTCCGTTATAAATTTAGTTAGAACTCGTCTTGGTGAAAGATTTTTTAATGATTTATTGGGAACATCGGTAGAAGGTTCAATGTTTGAATTGCAAAATTCAGGCATAAGTTCATTTCTACAAGAGGAAATCACATCATTGTTGAATAATTTTGAACCTAGAATTAAATTAAGAACTGTTTTTATCGATGAACCAGCAGATACAAACGAGTTAAACATTAGTATTTCTTATGATATTGTTGGATTACCATTTCCAATACAAAATATAGAATTTATCTTACAACCAACAAGAGTATAATGTCCTTCAATCAGTTTACAAATTTAGATTTTAATGATTTGCGAACTCAGATTAAAGATTATCTGAGGGCAAATCCCAATTTTACTGATTTTGACTTTGAAGGATCTAATTTTTCAGTTTTAATTGATCTTCTTGCTTATAATAGTTACATTACATCATACAATACTAATATGGCTATCAATGAGTCATTCATCGATAGCTCTACATTAAGAGAAAATGTAGTTTCTTTAGCAAGAAACATTGGTTATGTACCAAGATCCATTAAATCTTCAAAAGCAAAAATTAGTTTTAGTGTAGATGTTAGTAATATCAATACAAGATTAGTAAAATTGAATGCTGGCGTAGTTGCTTTAGGGTCAGTTCAAGGTGGAAATTATATTTTTTCAATCCCAGAAGATATTTCCGTTACTCCAGATAGTAATGGGATTGCAACATTTGATAATGTTGAGATTTATGAAGGAACTTTTTTAAGAAAAACGTTTAATGTAGATAATTCGCAAGCAAATGCAAAATATATCTTACCAAATGCAAATATTGACACCTCAACAGTTAGAGTTTCTGTTACTGGCACCACAACAGAAAACTATGAACCATATACAAATATTTTTACAGTAGAATCAAACTCAAAAATCTTTTTAATTCAAGAAATTGATGATGAAAAATATCAAATTTTGTTTGGTGATAACATTTTTGGCAAAAATCCAGAAAATGGTAGTACAATTACCGCATCATATATTGTAACGAATGGAATTGATGGTAATGGTAGTGCGAATTTCACATTTTCTGGCAGTTTAACCTATACAGAAAAAGGAATCAATAAACCAATCACCTCCGGTACATCTCTTATTACGACCCAACAAACCTCCCAAAATGGAGATGACATTGAATCTATAGATACTATCAAATATCTTGCCCCAAGGGTCTATGCATCGCAATACAGAGCAGTTACGTCAAACGATTACACAAGTCTAATTCCATTTTTATATTCAAATGTTGATTCCGTAAGTGCATATGGTGGAGAAGAACTTAATCCTCCACAATATGGAAAAGTTTACATCACAATTAAACCAAAAAATGGAGAAATTCTGTCTGATGTTACAAAAAATTCAATCAAAAATAATTTAAAGAAGTATACAGTAGCAGGAATTAAGCAAGAATTTATCGATTTGAAATATTTGTATGTTGAATATGATTCTACAGTATCATATGACTCAAGTTTCATATCAAACAAAGAAAATCTTCATACAAGAATTCAATCGACAATTGATTCATATTCAAAATCTTCTGATATTAACTCCTTTGGTGGAAGAATTAAATATAGTAAGTTGATTTCATTAATTGATAATGTAGATAAGGGCATAACTTCAAATATTACTCTTTTAAAAATGAGAAGGAATCTTTCTCCTGCATATAATATACTTGCCAACTATGAATTATGCTTTGTAAACAAATTCCATGCAGATGTTTATGGATTTAACATTCGTTCAACATCATTTAGAATAAGTGGAGTTGGTGGCGATATATATTTGACCGATCTTCCAGATGATTCCGCAGGAAAAAAAGGAAAAATTAAATTTTTTACTTTAATCGATGGATCTCCAAATTTCATTAATAATAATGCAGGAACAGTAAACTACGAAAGAGGAGAAATTATACTATATCCTGTAAATATTACATCTACATCATCTTCTGTTGGAATTGAGATTGAAGTTGTTCCAGATTCTAATGACATTATTGCAAAAGAAAATCTTTATATTGTTCTAGATACTACAAGTAATAGTTTACTAAATCTTATAGAAGATCCTATATCTTCTGGGTCAAACAAATC